GAGCGGCCATCGACGGATTTGACTCCGGCTCCGACCGCCACTCCCTCGAGATCCATCATCTCTCCGCCTGTCATGTAGGAATTGAGGACGATCTCGGTCCCGGAGATGGGAGTTTTGATTGTGCGTGTTTCTCTTTCGCTCATAAATTTCTAGGGGATTATGACTCGGCCGGTTCGTATCCGGTGAGAAGGTTAGTGAGGACGACGGAGATCGGTTTCGCTTCATCTTCGTCGTAATGGACCATCGCCTCGACCTGTTCGCGGACCACATCGTCGATCGGACGATTCGGAGTCCACTTTGAGAGAGAACACTTCGGGAAGGTGATGACCAATTTCGGATGCTGATTCGAGCCGATGGTAATATCAGCACGCTCCATCGTGATCTGAAGCGCGAAGTATTCTCCGCCGGTATATGAATCGTGGAGATCTTCGTTCTGATAATCGACTTCGAAAGCGACTTTCGGATCCAATTGAGTCGCGAGGACATTGCCCGGATTCAATTCGGAGACATTGTGATCGGCCCGGCCTCCGTTCGGGATATCGATCTTCATCGATTTCACTTTCAGCGCGGCGGCGGCGGCCAGTCCGGACATATCGTCGGCCATCTTGATCGTGATGTCTTGATGCCTGAAGTAGACATCATCATCCGAGAAAGCCGGGACATAAGGAGGCGACTGCTCCGCTTCGGCTGAAGCGATGAAGGAGGCGACTGCCTTGACCAGATCGTCCGGGGTCATTTCGATCGAAAGATTCGAAACGACTCCGAGGCTATACTTGTAATCTTGACCGGATGACTGCGCGATTCCGATCGTCAATGACGGATGCTCCGGATCATTCGGAAGGACCGAGAAAGTGTGATCATAGACGGCGCCATTTGGCGCATTTTTGGCTTGGCTTGAAACCGCTCCGAGAAGCGATTTTAAGAGATAGCCGATCGACTGAACGCGCAAATTAAATTCATGATCGCCTTCGGCCCGGGACTTTATGATCTCGGCTCCGTGGGAAGCGATCTTTGAGCCGCGCGTTTCTTTCAGCGCGACTTTTTCCACAACCGGCACAACGCCGGACGGGGTTCGGCCGGGAATCCACACTTGCGGCGCGACTCCGGTTCCTCGAGCATCCTCGAGGCCGACTCCCATGTTGATTTCTTCTCCTCTTTGTATCATGTTTTTATATTTATTTTTTAGCGAATAATTTTCCGGCCGGGAGTTTGAATTTTACCGAGACGATGGTCCCCCCGTTCCGGGACTGCCGCGTTTCGACTTTGACGCGGCGACCATCGCCTTTTTTTTGATTTTTAACCGACATATTTGACCGCTTGAACATTTAGTTCTGCGATCCGCATGACCCCTCCTTCTCTTTGCTCATATCCCCATCGACCCGGGACCGGCTTAATCCAGTCGGCCGCCGATCCGAGGCATGTTTTATCCCGAAGAACGCCGATCAATTCGTCGAGGGCTTGCTCAAGAGCGAGATCTGCCGTTGCCTGTCCTTCCGTGAACGGATAGATGACCCGGATCGTGAAAATATAAGTCTCCTTGTTGGACGACGGACTCGTTTGATGATAGTCGGCATCATGCTCGGACGGCGCAATGATCGCCACCGGATAGGCGCTGATCTCCGAAACTTCGGTCCGATAAGCCTGTTTGATTTTTGTGATCGATTCTCCGTTAAGAAGATCGAGAAGTGCTTGACGGATTATTGAATACATGTCGTTTTAATCTCCGAGGGAAGCGGCCAGTTTATCGAGCGCTCTCTCGAATATCGCTTGAACGCCCGGAGTCGACTCCTCCGCGGCGGCTTTCAAAAATGGATTATGCTTGATGCCTTTTTTAGCGATCGATGCCCGGACCGCGTAAGGGTTCAGTCCTTTCTTTTTGGCCCATCGATAAAGCGTTCCGCCTTCTCTCGCTTCCCGGGCCGGAATTGTGAAGGGCTTTGAATATGCCGGGCCTCCTTGAAATTCTCCATGAAGGAATGCGCCATAGACCACGGAAGGAAAGATCGTCGCTCTCAATCCGGATCCGGAGATTTCCCGTCGAATCGATTTCCGCAAGTTGCCGGTTGAGGCCGGCGTCGATCTGATAGCCGATTCCATCATCAGCGTCGATCCGTCCCGGACGGCATCCTTGAAAAGTTGACGAGTCTTTTCGTTTGCGACTTTAATTTTTTTGAGGACATCCCCTTCAAGTTGGAGTTTCAGTTCCATTTTATTGCTTGATCGCTTGCGAGAGCGTGATCTGAAGTTTCCGGCCGGGCGCATCTTCATCGATCAAGACTCCTCTGACATCGAATTTTATGGCCGGATCATTCTCATCGATCAAACGATCTGAAGTCTTAACATCGACATCGAAATCATCGGAGAAAAGCGAGAAGATCTTTCCGTATGCGCCGCCGGCGATCGCCGCGAATTCCGGAGAAGCGTTTTCGAGAAATCCCGAAACCGATTCGCCAGTCTCGACAAAATCGAGTCCATAAGATCCCGATTTCTCGTCCCGGGTAAGCCGGTAAATTGAAAACGATCGAAAATTTAACATGTTTTAAGAGACGCGACGCTTCTTGTGCGAATCGATGATCTGCTGAATGTCGTCGTCGATAAAATCTTTATATTGGACCGAGAACGATCCGGGCGAAACGCTCGAGACTCCCTCGGCCGTGCGGCGTTCATAGACCCGGGCGACCATCCGGATCACGGCTCCCTCGAGTGAATTCGGGAAACTTTCGGCGCCGGAATCTTCATCGGATCCGTCGCTTGATTCATCCGTATCGACCGGAGGATTATAACCGGCCGTATAGACGACTTTGATATTTTTGCGGCCTTCCGCAAATCCGAGATCTCTCCAAATCGACCCGATCTCATTATCGACGATCAGCGTTTCATCTTCTTCTTCAGCATCCACGCCGATCGCTTCGTCATCGATCTCCAAAGAGATCAGATCGACGACGGGATATTGTTTCAAAAAAATTTCATCTGAATCGTCTCCATCGATCCGCTCCGTGTAGGTTTGGATGCCGAATTTTCGATTCGTTATCTGCTCGACGAAACCGGAGACGCCGGTGATGATCTGATTTAAGATCGCGTCCTTCGTGGTATTGGAAGCGCGGATCCCGAGATGACTTTTAACTTTTGCGAGAGTTGTGAGATTCATGCTTGTTTTTTGCCTTTATTCTTTCCCGACTGCCTTCCGCGCCCCTTGTTTTTGGCCTTTCCTTCCACTTTTGAAGCCACTTTGGGCGCTTGACCCGATCCTTCATCGGTTTGAGCGTTGCCCCCGTTTATAGGGGATTGTGGAGCCTCGACTTTTTCCGGATCTTTCGGACCTTCCGGAGCCTTTGTTTTTTCCGGTCCCGGGATGACTTTCGTTTCCGGCGCGGCCGGGATGGATCTCGTCGAAGTGTTTGAGAGCGCCTTCAATTTTTCGGCGGCCGAGTCGGCCGGTTGCCCGGGCGCGACATACTTCATCGCAAAGCCCCGATCGATCAGCCGGTTCGCTTCTCTTTCAAAGAAAGTCGCGATCTCTCCAGTTTTATAGGGAGTATAGTCGACCAAAAATTTAATAGTGATTCTGTTCATAGAAATTTTTATATTTTCATGGACTCTCGACCTCGCTTCTTCCGGAATGAAGCGAGGAGAGAGAATCCGCGAAGGTTAGGATTCGACGGCCGGCTTGACGCCAGTCAATTTCACAAACGCATCCGTGAGGACGAGTTTGCCATCGACCGCTTGATAGACCAAGACCTTCGTTTGAAGGCGCTCGATCACATCTTGCGTCGCCATCGAAAGAGCCTGTCCATCCTTGATCCAGTAGTAGTAAGGATCGCCGAAATACACTTCGGTCGTGTCCTGACCGGTCCCGAGATTTTCGGGAATATCTCCGGATTCAAGGAGGGGCTTTCGGAATAACTCGTCGAGCGGCTGTCCGGGCGCGAAGATCGGGCGATCCTGCGAATCCTTCAAACCGACGATGGCTTTAGCGCCCATCGCGGAAGTGATGAATACCGCATTCTGCCGATACTGCGCCGGGAGCAAGAAATACAAGTTGACAAGGTCCTGGTAAGCCAAGCCCGCGCCTTCCTGTGCGACGCTCGTGAGAGATTCGCTCCGGATGCCTTTCGGCTGTCCGGTTCCGCTTCCGGCGATAAAGGCCGTTTCCTCCGTCTCGGCCAGTTTTTTGCCGGCCAAAGACGCGATGAAATTGACCAAATTATAGTCGGAAGTTTGGAGCAATTTCCAAGAGACTTTCACGAGGGCCGCCAAATAGTGATCAGTCAAAGACTTTTTCACTAAAGTCGGCTCGGACGCCGTTACCAAGTTGGCATCGGAATCGTCCACTTCCCCGGAGATCCAATATCCGGTTACGCCGGTTCCTTCGACCGGGAGATCGAAGTTGCCCGACAATTCGAAAGCGAAAGCCCGGGATCTGATGATCGCGAATTTCGCTTTCTTTTCCAGAATGGCGGAAGCCAAAGCAGTCGGGACCGCGGCTCCGAACGAGCCGGAGTCGGTCGTGATCTGCTTCAATTGGACCGGTTCGACTCCATACTGCTTATGGAGCCGCTCGGGAAGGACCAAAGTTTTGATAAAATTGGCCGCTTCCTTCAAGCCTTCGACTTTCAGATCCTTCTCGGATTTCGCCGGTTGGATCAAAGAAGTGAAGTTGACTTTGCCGTCCTGAATAGGAAAGCCCATCTCTTTCAATTGCTCGACGGAAGATTCAGCGATGACCTCTGCGAGATCGATCTCCTTGCCGCCCTCGAGTTGAATCATGATTTTTTTGTTCATGATGAGAATGGTTCAATTATGCTGATTAAACTTGTTTTGCGCGGAGGATGATCGATTCGACCATCTTATCCGCCTTCCGGGCATCACGGAGGATCCCTTTGAGAATTTTCTTCTCGGGAGATCCCTTGCCTTCATGCCCTTCGACCTCGGAAGTGTCCGACGATTTTCCGGAATCGTCGTCCTCTGTTGCCTCCAATAAGGCTTCGAGTGCGTCTGATGCGCTCCGCATGCCGTCGACGGCCGTTTTGATGGCCTCGCGGTTCTTCGCGGAGAGGACTCGCCCTTGTTTCAGTCCTTTCCCTTCTTCATCTTCTCCGCCCGAGCCGGCGTTGTCGTTTTGCTCGGGTTGACCTTCTCCGGCTCCGGATCCGTCGCCGGCGTTGCCGGCGCCCTCTCCTTCGCCTTCTCCTTCTGCGGCCGGTTTTGGTTCGGCCGGATCTTTCGGATCCTTTTCTTCTTCTTCCTTCGGCTCCTCGTCTCCTTCTTTCTCTTTGGCCGGAATATCGATTTCCTCCTCGACTTCCTCGGCGCCTTCGATCGGCTCGCCGTCGGCTTTCACGCCGAGGATCGTCGCTTCGCGATTTGCGCCGACAAGGACCGGGGAATACTCATAAATGGCGATCTTCTTCAAGTGCCGGATGTTCGTTTGCTCATCCCATTCATCATCCAAAACGCGGAAGCCGAACGAGAAGTCCGTGATCACGCCCTCCTTCATGAGAGCATAGATCTCTTTCGCGCGTTGGACTTCCATCACGAATTTGCCTTTGACATACAAACCGCGCTCATCCTCGCGGCATTCAAGGGTTTTCGCGATCGGCTCGTCCCAATTGTGATTCCAAACGCATTTCGGATATCGGCCTTTGCCGTTATCGAAATAGTCGGCGAGCCATTCTTTGAAGGCGCCTTGATCGACGACCTCGCCGTAAGAGTCGACATTCCCGAAGATCGAAGCGTAAGCCTCGAAAGTTCCATCCTCTCCGAGAGCCTTGAATGAGATCGACGCGGTCCTCGCTTGAATCTTTACGACTTCGCCGTCGATTTTCTTTTGGATGAGTTTTATTTTTTTCTTCATAGTGATATTTACGAAAAGAGGACCGCTCGGCTTCCGGTCCATAGACTTGAGCCTTGCGATCCCGTGGGATCTCTTTTCTTTTTTTAATTATAAAACAGAAACAAGAATCGCGCAATTATCCAAGCGTCGGCGAGGTCGAACATTGACAATTGATCGTGTTATCCGGCGAGCCGTTCGGATCTCCCGGATATTCGAGATCTTCTCCATCAACGGAGAAGGCTTCATCGACGCGGACGATCTGTCCATCAGCGGCCGCATGCGCTGGCCGGGTATTGGAGAAAGTCGCGATCCAAACTTTTTTCTCGACCCTTTGATTAGTCATCTCGGCGGTCCGGCCGAAGTTTTGGGCCGCGCCGACTTCGGTCCGGGCGATCGTTTCAGCCCGGAAATCTTGAGCCTCGTCATAGATCGAGGAGATCCGATCGCGGATCTGTCCGAGATCTTCGCCAAGTCCGACGCCCTCGGCGAGCGTTGCCCGGAGAGCATCCTCGGTCGTCTTGTTGACCGAGAGCATAAGGAACGACCGGTCCTTGATAAAGTCGATCACAAACGGCGTCGCCAATACATCGGACGCATCGATGCCGAGCAGTCTCGCGACGGCTTCGGCCCCGGCCTGAATGTTATCCCTATACATATCGCCGGACATCTCGACGATCAATTTATCTTGCTTTGCTTTTTCAAAGAGAATTTTGTTGATCCAGTTGTGGAGAGATTTTTCTCCGATCTTTCCGCCGCGGCTTTTCGGGAGTCCTTCTTCTTTGAGATTTTTCATGACCTCCTTTTGCTGTTGCTGGAAAAAGATTTGAAGCGCGGTCGTGAATTTCTTTTGCTGTCTCGGAAGCCGTTGCAGATATTCGACGCGATCCGCTTTCATGGCCGGAGTCATCCATGCCGGCGCGACTTCTTTTTCCGAGATCTTTCCCGGCTCGATAAGACGCGCCCCTTTGATTTTGACCTTGACGATATCGCCTTTCGTTTCAGAAGCCTCGGCAATTTTGAGGACGATTTTATTGAGCGCCTTTTGGGAAACGCCTTCGATCATCTTGCGCTTCATGTAAGTCCGGGCCAATATCCGCGATTTGATCGCGGCCTTCAGTTTAGCATCCGAATCGTGTCTTTTGGCGGCAAACATTTTTTCAAAAGTCGTGCCGGCCGGATATCCTTTCGGAGTTTTCTTCGCCGACTTGTTTCCATCATCGGCCGGGATAATTGAATCGATGCCTTCGCCCACTTGCGGCATCACTCCGAGCGGTTTGAAAATGGCGTCTCCTCCTTCAAGCGGCGGAAGCCCGAACATATCGCGCGCCTCGTTTGGCGTGAGCCATCGGCCCTCGCCGGCGGAAGC